TGAACGCAACACTGACTCAGACCAAGGGGTTATCGTAGCCCACTGGCGAGTAACTGAAGAAGAAACTGTGGGTGAGAACACCTACACTGCTTCATCCTATGGGACTTGTGGCTTCACCCCAGACCCCTCCTCAGAGGGATACATTGCTTATGATGACCTAACGGAAGCCGACGTGATTGGCTGGTGTCAGGGTGAGTTAGACGTTGAGGCTATTGAGGCTGGTCTGACTGCTAACATTGATGAGCAGAAGAACCCAACAACCGCTGATGGAGTGCCTTGGTAATGAGTGAAGAGCAAACAATCGTCATTAACGACGAAGAACATAACGTGTCTGAGTTGACTGTTGAAACCCAGATGCACGTTGCCCGTGTCGCTGAGATTCGCCAAGAAATCGCACGTCTGCAAATGCAGATCAACGAGCGTCAAGTTGTGCTGAATGCTTACGGTGACGCTATCGTCAATGCAGTTAAGCCTGCTGAAGATGAAGAGCCAGAAGCAGAAGTGGTGCAGTAGACTATGGACGTGGGGTCGGTAAGCGGACCTGCTCAAGTTAGTTGGAAGCAGATCGCTGTACAAAAGCAAGAGCGTCTACGGACAGGTGCGGAAGGCGAGCCGATAAAAGAGGTTGTGGAGACGATTATACCCGTCCTATATACCCAGAAAGGCAACAAGATTGAAGCTACAACTCTTGCTCCTACACAAAGAGTGGACATAAGCGTATGACACCTACAGAAAAAGCCATAGCAAAGATTGAAGCGCATGAAAAAGAATGTGCTCTTCGGTATGAAGCCATTGAACAGCGCCTACAGTCAGGCGATAAGCGATTTGATCGCCTTGAAATGATGATTTGGGGGGTATACGTCACTGTCATTGTAGCTGTCGCGCTACCGCAATTTATGGGGTAAGGCATGATTATTGAGTCTGTTGCAGCCGCTGGTATGTTGCTCCAGCAGATCAATTCGGTGATCCAGCAAGTTAACGAGACCGGAAGCGGCGTCCAGCAAGCTATGGGTCTAATCTCAGACTTTGGCGAAGCTCTGAATCAGTTTGAGGTTGACCGTAAATCATCGACCTTTAAACCGCTGAGTCAAAACGACATCTTGCAAATCCAGATGCTTAGAAGGCAGTACGAGCGACACTGGCAGTCAGTCAATGACCTTCTTCTGGTGGTAGATCCCAAGCTGTTGGATGACTTCAAAAAAGCCAAGGCAGAACAAGAGCAACGTAGGCAGGCGCACATGGCTATGGTTGCAAAGAAGAGAAAGGAGCGAGAGGCTCTTATCAATAAGATCTTAGTAGGTGGAACAACCGCTGTTATTGGCGGCGGTATAGCGTTCGGTATTATTTATCTAGTGATTAGAGCATTTGGGCCATGAGCAGAGAAATTTCATCCATCAGTCGTGTAGGCACTACAGAACCGTTTGAGCTACAAGTTAAACGCGGTCAAGTCGGTTGGCATTACGCTATTTTCAAGTTTGGGTTCAACCCAGATGTTGACGATAGCTTAGAGACCGTATGGGCTGAAGGCGGATTGTATAGCTACATCGAAACCGCTACGGCGTTAAAAGTATCTAGTTCTTCTACAAACGATACATCAGCAGGCACAGGTGCGCGTACCGTTACCTTATCTGGACTAGATGCTAACTACGCAGAAATCAGTGAGACGGTGACGTTGAACGGTCAAACGGCGGTCAACACCACAAATACTTATATCCGTATCAACCGAATGGTGGTGAATACTGCTGGGTCTGGTGGGCAAAACGCAGGTGTTATTTATGCAGGTGACGGCACTGTGACATCTGGTGTTCCTGCTGATAAGTACGCAACGATTGCTATCGGTGACAATCAGACGCTTATGGCGCTGTGGACGGTTCCAGCAGACCACACAGCCTATTTGCTTCAAAAAGATATTACTGCCGCTACGACGCAAAATAACAAATACGCCAACGTCCACTTAGTTGCGCGGCCTTTTGGCGAAGTCTTTCAGACCAAAGACAAACACGTTATCGATAACGGCGTTTTGCATCAGACTTACAGCATTCCTTTGAAGTTTGAAGAAAAAACAGACATAGAAGTTCGCTGCATTGGAGATTCTGCGGCTGCTGATATAGCCGTGTCTGCTAGTCTTGATATCATCTACATACGAAACGGTGATTCTCTGTGAACGCAAAACGGCTAGAAGAAGGTAGTGAATACGCCGAATACGATGCGGATGGGGATGGCGTTGTCACCGACGAAGAGTTAAACACCAGTAAAGAACTGCAAGAGCTACGGCTGCAACATGAACGTGCTGATGCTCAAAGGGCTATGTCATGGTTTGCCTTGTGGGGAATGCTGCTCTACCCCTCGTTAGTGGTTGCATCGGAACTTTTCGGGCTGACGCAAGCAGCAACGATTTTAGGTGATATGGCCGCAGTCTACTTCGTATCTGTTGCAGGTATACTTGCAGCCTTCTTTGGTGCGCAAGCGTGGTCGAATAGGAAATAAACATGAGTTTAGTTGCACAGTTAGTCGGGCCAGTTACAGGGCTGTTGGACAAGTTCATAGAGGACAAGGATCAGAAGAACGCCTTGGCCCATGAGATCGCCACGATGTCAGAGCGCCATGCTCACGAAGCTCTCAAGGGGCAGCTAGAAATCAACAAGATGGAGGCTGCACATAAGTCGTTATTTGTAGCGGGTTGGCGACCTGCTATCGGCTGGATATGTGCGTTAGGACTGCTGTACAACACCATCATCGCCAATATCATCAGTATATGGGTGGAGGTGCCGGAAGTAGATACAACACTGCTCGTGCCCGTTATGATGGGCATGTTAGGTCTAGGCGCTATGCGCTCCTACGAGAAGGTTAACTCCGTCGCACGGGAGAAGTAATGGGTCAGTTGATTGACATGATAAAGCGTCACGAAGGCGTTAAGTCTAAGGTCTACAAGTGTACACAGGGTTTTGAAACCATAGGCGTAGGCCGAAACATATCGGAGTCTGGCCTTGGACTGTCTGATGACGAGATAGATTATCTACTACATAACGACTTAGAGCGTTGCCATCAAGAATTGCAAGATGCCTACTATTGGTACGGCGGCCTGAACAAGGCAAGACGGGATGCTATGGTTGATATGTGTTTCAATCTAGGTATTACACGGCTGCGCGGATTTGTTAAGGCTCTGGAAGCTATGTCCCGTGAGCAGTTTGATATTGCTGCTGATGAGTTCATGGATAGTCGTTGGGCCAAACAAGTAGGTCGAAGAGCCGAAGAAGTTACTGAAATGATAAGGACTGGGGAGTATCGCTAATGCCTTTGCAGAAGTTTATCTTCAATCCAGGAATCAACAAAGAAGGCACCGACTATTCAGCGGAGGGCGGCTGGTTTGACGCTAATCTAGTACGGTTTCGTCAAGGGCTTCCAGAAAAGATTGGCGGCTGGGTAAAGTATATTCAGTCTTCTTTTACAGGGACAGGTAGAAAGTTACATGGCTGGGTAGCTTTAGACGGCACTAAAATCCTAGGCATAGGAACAACGTCTAAATTGTATTGGCAGGAGGGCGCGGCATACAACGACATTACTCCTCTTCGAGAAACTACCGCTGCAGGAGACGTTACTTTTTCTGCAACCAATGGTTCTTCTACTATTACAGTTACTGATACAGCTAACGGGGTGGTTTTGAATGATTTTGTTACGTTTTCCGGAGCAGCTTCGTTAGGCGGCAATATTACAGCAGCTGTTTTAAACCAAGAGTATCAAGTCGCTTCTGTAGTAACTACCAATTCTTATACAGTGGAGGCTAAAGACACCTCTGGAGCAGCCGTAACAGCTAATTCTTCGGACACTGGTAATGGTGGATCCTCCACAGTAGGCGCGTACCAAATTAACGTCGGCTTAGATGTTTTTGTAGCCGGTGCTGGCTACGGTGTTAGTGCATGGGGTAGCGGTTCTTGGGGTTCAAGTACCTCCCTATCGTCCACTAATCAGCTACGTTTGTGGTCAATAGATAATTTTGGTGAAGACCTAATTTCCAATGTGCGAGCAGGCGGTGTTTTTTACTGGGATTTTTCTACCTCTACTCAGCGAGCTAAAGCTCTTAAAGACATCGTAGGAGCTAATCTTGCACCTACAGTTGGGCTACAAGTTTTAGTTTCTGATGTTGATAGACATGTTGTTTTATTAGGTGCAGACCCAATAGAGAACGGCAGTAGGTCTGAGGTAATAGATCCGCTACTTATTGCATTTTCAGATCAAGAAAACCCGTTTGATTGGGAGCCACGCGCTACAAATACTGCGGGTTCGTTACGATGTTCAGCAGGCTCAGAGATTATTGGTGGGTTACGAGCTAGACAGGAAACGCTCGTATGGACTGACGTAGCAATGTATAGCTTACAGTTTATTGGCCCTCCAAATACGTTTGGTCTTACTCTTATTAACGAAGGCGTAAGTTTGATCAGTCCGAATGCTGCGGTAAACACTCCTAACGGTGTTTTTTGGATGGATAAGAAAGGCTTTTATACTTACAACGGAGCTGTACAACCCGTACCGTGTAGTGTCCATTCTTATGTCTTTGACAATTTAAACGTCGGTCAAGCCTTCCAAGTATTTGGATTCGTAAATAAGCAGTTTGACGAGGTTGGTTGGTTTTATTGTTCTGGAACTAGCACTCAGCCAGATAGCTATGTTAGTTACAACTACATCGAACAATCATGGTCTATTGGACAGCTTTCTCGCACCGCATGGTTAGATGAAGGCATTGAAGCATTTCCTCGGGCTACTGGTAAATACAGTTCTACTTCTTACGTTTATTCCCACGAATCAGGAAACGATGATGATGGCGCTCCTATGGATAACGTCTTTATTGAAAGTGCTGATTTCGATATTGGGGAAGGAGACCAGTTCCAATTTATTCGTAGATGTATCCCAGACGTTAAGTTTACGGGTAGTTCCGGCAGTACGCAGGCGATTAACTTCGTGTTAAAGGCTCGTAATTATCCTGGAGATTCCCTTACGACGGATATAACGTCTTCCTTTACCGGAAGTACGACTAAAATAGATACCCGCGCTAGGGGCCGACAAGCGGCGGTACGCTTCGAATCTGACGATAACGGAGAAATGGGAGATCGTTTAGGAGTAGGGTTTATAATTGGTGCAACTCGTTTAGAAATACAGCCTAACGGTAGACGGTAATGGCTAGAATTCTTAACGGAAGATTGCCTGTTGTTAACCAAGATCCGGTGGATAGTGGAGCTTTTAACAGGGCTATGCGGGTGTTGGAGCTTGGTTTAGGGTCGTTCGATCCTACAGCAACCCCGCAATACACCAGCTCTAATAGAGACGAGCTAAGTTTTGCGGTAGGCGATATTATTTGGAATACTACAGAAGAGGTTCTTCAAGTATATTTGGGCAATTCTTGGCAGAATATTTCAACGCCAAGCACCTCTGGACTAAGCGCAACAGGGAGCGTAGGTACAGTTCAGGTTGTTACTAACGGCAACATTACGGTAGCGGTGACTTAATGGCTAGTATTTACAACGATGACCAACGTCAATCTTTAATAAATTCGATGACTAATCCTGAATCCAATGCCACTAAATTTGTAGAACAGGGCGAAGATATCGGGCTACCTCGCGACGTTACGATGGATATTCTTAACCGTTACGCGACTTATGGCGCGAATACGGGAATCGGGAATCTTGGTGGCGAACGATTAGTTAACGCTCTTAATGACGAATACCGTAAACGTGTTGATGAGCCGTTACAAAGTAATCCTCCAGAAATGCTTTACGGAGGGTTTACAGCTATAGCAGATATTCTAGCGAACCTTGGTTCGTCTGCTATACAGGGGATAGGAAATGTCGGTAGTAGTATCGCGGATGTTTTCGCAGGTGCTCCGACGGAACTTAGTGGAGAGGCTGCTAAGGAAAGTTTAGCTGCTCTTGACGCAGCCGCAGCTCCAGGAGTGGAAGCGGCTTCTGTAACTGACGCAGGAGCTACAGGTGGAGCACTTAACAGTCCTGTTTCGCTAGAAAACTCGCTACTGCCGGAAGCTACTCGTTTAGAAAAGTTTCAAAAGTATTTAGACGAAAATCCTTTAGTTGCTAGACAGCTTATGTCTTCGGGGCAAGACATTGGTAAAATTCTTGGACAAGCTCTCGGGGGCGGCGGTAAACGTGAAAGTAAAATCCCTATCCGCGCTCCGCGTCCTAGGTTTCAGCCAGGAGCTATCCGCAGCCAACGTATTGGTATGGAAGATGGTGGGAGTGTACTAGGCCGTAAATTGTTTTTAGAAGGCGGCGAAGTTGACGGGCCTGGAGGCCCAAAAGAAGATTTAGTACCGATATGGGCGAGCGATAAAGAATACGTTGTTTCACATCAAGGCGTAAAGAATATGGGCGGTGGTGATTTCGATAAAGGAATCGCGGCTCTTGATAAGGTTAACTTTGGTAAATAATTATGAGTGAAAACGATACCGCGTATAGTTATCAGGCTCCCGATCGAAATATCTATGACCTTCTTATGGGGTCGCGGGGTCGATTTGGCCTCATGCCTCAAGTTGAAGCGTATTATCGTAGTCAACTTGAAAATCTAGGTGGGCCAGATACTAACCCATTTACCTATACTGGAGAACGTATTGCGGGATTCTCTCCTAGAGAAGAATATGCAATGGAACTTGCTGATCAAGGTATTGGCGCATACGCTCCATATCTTTCTCGCGCAAAAGGGTTGACCGAAGAAGCATTAGCTACGATGGCAGGCGGTAGCGCAGAAGCTAAAGCCGCACTACTTCGTGCACAACAACAAGGTGAAGATTATACTCGTACAGGATTACGACAAGGAACTGATTTCCTTGGTCGAAGTATAGATAAAACGTCCGAAGCAGAACAAGGACTTATGGGTCGTCTTGGTCAAGCGGAAGGCTCTTTTCGTGAGGCAGAGCGAGAAGGGTTAGATTACGCTTCTGAAGCAGAACGCATCGCTCGCGAAGGTCAAGCAATAACCGATCCTTTTTATAAAGAAGGTATTGCAGGAGTACGACAAGGTCGCGAAGCAGAAATAAGTGGTTTAAGTGCCGCTGACCAAGCTGCCCGTCGAGGAGTATCTGCCCAGAGTCCGTATTTAGAAGAAGCTCTGCAACAAACTCGCGCAAGCACTGCAGGATTCGACCCGTCTTCTGTTTCTTCGTATATGGATCCATATGAAGATGCAGTTGTACAACAGACCATTAAGGATATTCAAAAGGGACAAGCTCAAAGCGATATCGCTAGGCGAGCTAGTGAAATTGGTTCAGGAGCGTTTGGTGGTTCTCGTAGTCGATTAGGACAAGAAGAATCCGATATAGCCGCCAACCGTGGGATGATGGAAGCTGTTGGCGCATTGCGTAGCCAAGGCTATCAAAGTGCTCGTGACGCTGCGATGGGAGAGTTTGGTAGGGCTAGAGCCGCTGAAGCAGGCGCAGCAGGTATGACGGCTGGCTTAGGTGCGCAGGCAGGAGGCGCGGAGTCTGGATTAGCCCAGCTACTAGCGGGAACCGCTGGTCAACGAGGTTCAGCTTACCGTGGTTCCGGAGCTGAGATTGCTGGATTAGGCGGGGCGATGGGCGGAAGCCGAGAGCGTCTCGCAGGTACTGTCGGTGCGTTAGGTTCTCAACGGTCTGGTTATCGCTCGGGGCTAGGTACTAACCTGAGTAATATCGGTCAAACTGGTTACGGTGCTAAAATGGGTACAGCAGGCGCGTTGTCGGGAGCTGGCTCAGAACTATACGGTATGGGTACGGGCGCGGGACGACAGTTTTACGATATGGGCGCAGGAGCTTCATCAGGATTAGCTGGTTTAGCTGGACAATTATCCGGAGCGCAAACAGGGGCTGCTGGCGCTTATCAGGGTCTGGCTGGCGCTGAACAAGGTTTCCGTCAAGGCGATATCGGTTCGATGATGAATATCGGTGCGATGAATCGCGCTAGAAACCAAGCTGGTTTAGATTTAAATTATCAAAACTTTGTTGGGCAATATAATATGCCGCAACAGTTAATGTCAGGTTACGCAAACTTCTTAACTGGCGCTGGCCCGTTAGCTGGTGGTACAGGATATTCTGGAACCACGCAAGCAACGCCGTTTAGCGGATATGGAACAGCTACAGGAAGTAATTTCTCGTATCCTGCTTACGGAATGCAGGACGGCGGTCGCGTTATACCTCAAGGTAATAAAGGATTAGCGGCGTTATCGCGAAAAGCACCTGAAGTAGTACGAAAGATGGGGTTTACTCCAGCTAAGAAAAATATGGGCGGGGCTATTAATCCTCGATTCCCGATGGCATCCCGTAAATTAGGGGCATAACGTGGCGAATAATTTTGGTTTTAATATCGGTGGTGGCGGTGGTGGTATTGCTAATTTAGTTCAAGCCCCTAAAGTTACGCCTGTACGTTCTGTACAGTTCGCACCTACACCTCAGCGTCGTGTACAACGCGACGAAAAAGATCCTAAAAAACAGATCCTTGGTGCGTTGTTAGGTACAGCGGCTCCGTTTGCGGCAGACGCTGCATTAAAAGGTTTAGGTTCAATAACGGGGTTAGAGGATAAGTTTTTTAAACCAGACCCCATGGCAGTTTCAGCGCAAGTTCCTGACATGGGCGCGCCTGAAGATATAGCTGCTGGCGAAGGACTTAGCCCAGAAGAAATTAGGCAAAGAATAAGAAACCAACGATTAGCGGAAATTTCTAATTCTCTCCCGCAAATCGGCACAGAAAGGAAAACAGGGTTGGGGAACTTAGCCAGCTCATTACTACAGTTTGCTCCTGCTTTTGCATTAGCCGGAGACGAAGACGACGGTTCTGCAGGCGCGTTTATTAGCGCAGCGAACGCAGCTAGAAAATTAGACGCAGCTACAGAACGGTCAGAAATAGACGCAGCGATAAGAAGAAGCCAAAGTAGAGCTTCTGAATTTGCCAAAGTAGATCCTAAACTAACTCAAAAAACAGTTAATACTTTCTACCAGCCAGACCCTAAACGAGATCTGTTTAAAAATTATCAAACTAGCGCATTACAAGACGAAAACGGAGTTACTTGGGTTAGAAGTAACGGTATTAAAAGTTTCGACGTAGATCAGTCAGGCAATTTTGTTGAAAAAGGACGTTATTATCGTAATCCAAGAGCCTCGATATTAGATGGGGAATCTGCAGCAGTAGATACTAAACCTTTCCAAGATACAGAAACTGGTTTGCTTCTTCAAGGCCGTATCGAAAAAATATCTATGCCTGATGGACAAGAAACCGTACAAATTACTTTTCAAGACCCATTAAATTTAGATGAGCGCGTCACCTTAGAAGAAATGAAAAAACGAGGGTATAACCTAACTTCTAATATCGAAGGTTTTGAATTAAGACCGTTTCCATCTAGTAAGAAAAATCCGTTACAAATAGAGTTCGAAGAAGAAGCTGCAAAAAATGCAAATATATTTGCGTTAGGTTTAGCAGCTCAAGCTGTACTAGACCCACTTATGAAAGACGTTAAGATGGTTCGGGGTAAGGATGGTGTTCTTAGACCAACTAACTTTAATAATGGAATAACTAGCGCAGTCCCTCAAAACTTAGCAGGGGTTATTGATTCTGTGCAGCGTAATGTGAGCAGCTTTGGCAACACCTTAAATAAACTAGGAGTTACCGACGATAAAGGTGTTTCTGCGGTTGACACATATACTTCTTCATTTTTTACTGACGACAGTGCCACCAATGCAGCAGCACTAATTGCCGCTAACAGTAAATTCGAAGCTGTTTTCGCAGACGGAAACTCTACTGCTGAAGATAAAAGAGCCGCTTCCGCAGACCTTTCTCGAGTGATCTCGAGGTTATCAACCTCTGCTAAGGAACAAGATAGTCTGTTAGAGGGAATGCTTGGAGGTAATAACTTCTTAGTTAAAGATCAACAAGCTCTACAAGACTATCTAAATAAACAAGGACTTTTCGCAGCTAACCAAATTAGATTGGCGTATATGGCCGCAGCTGCTCAAGGCGAAAAAGGCCGCTCACTTTCTGATAAAGATATTGCATTTTTTATGGCTACGTTAGGTTTTGATTCAGGTAATGCTGAAGTAGTTTCGCGTAACGTCGGTCAGTTCGTTTTCCAAAAAGTGTTGACTTTCGATCAGGATAAAAAAAGACGTTCTACTGCTAGAGAAATAGCCGCTCTTGATCAAAAATCAGAAGAGGAAAGAGAACTTTATCTTCGCGATTTAAATTCTGGAACAGCCGGTAAACTTAGGCTAAACGTAGGTATTTTAGAAGATCTTCGTAAAGAAACAGATCCAGAAAAAAGACAACAATTATTGAACACTGTCATTGACAGAATAAATAAAAATGTAGCAGGAGACGCACAGACTCATTATAGATTTAATCGTAAATACGGCGTTTTTGTTCCAGTAACATTGGCTAGTAAATTCCAAAAGGAATATCTATTAGACCGATTAAATAAATATTTAGGTCAGCTTGGGTACGATTATACAACAGGGACAGACAGGATGTATTCTCCAACAGCCCCGTCCCCCACTAGTGCTAACGAAACAGGTAAGGGTGGAAAACCGCCTAAAACTAGCGATGCCATTCGTGGCGATCTTTAGGAGTTCTAGTGGCTAGAAAACCCATAAGCGTTGTTGGTGACGAATTTTACAATACCAATCCTATTTTCCTTAGAGAATTTGAGGAAATTTACAGCGACGGTATTAGCACTACTGATGCGCGATATTTAGATCCTGAAACTAAGGAAGTTAAAAACTATACTGCTCAACAAATTTTAGATCAAAACGCGCCTAGTGCTTTATATACCGCAGGGTTTGAAGTTCCTACTGATAGTCAAAACTATGCGCGGCTATTGACTTTAAGAAAAATCTTAGACACCCCAGATCTATTAAATCAAGTTGTATCTACAGGGGAAATTACCGAAGACGTCCTTAGACAAGATTATGACGACGAAGCTCGAAGGCGTTATACAGACGAACTTCGCCCGTATTATGACAAAGGCGGTGTTTTTGTTGATCAAGAATACACTCCTCGTTCCAGTAGAGAAGACGAAGTAGGTACGGCGGTTTTTGGGAAACCTTCGTCCTTAGACGTCTATGGCCTTTTAGGGGGAGTAGGTTCTCAAACGGGAAAAACAGTCGAATATACGATTCCTGGAGAAGATATAAGCGTAACAGGAAACGTCGGACTTGATTATTTATACGATACTGTTTTCGAAGCTAACGAAAGACAACGTGAACAATATCTGCTTCGAGGTATAAAATCTGAAAATTTAGACACTTCTTATTTACAAAGAACAGATATGCCTGCTGAGTACGAAGCTCGGTTAGCGCAAAGTCCCTCATACCCAACGGGTAGAGAGTATGCAAATATCATAAGGCCGTTCGACCCACCGAAACCTAATCGGTTTAATCCGAAAGAAACTTTACCTGCTGTATCTGAAGTCGTTCCTGGAGATCCGTCTCAAGGATTGACGATAAAAAGTATTTACAATGGGGTGGATGAAGAAACAGGGGATTACAGGATATTACCTGTAGAAAATATTCAACCCGTTCAAACAGCGTTTCAAGGTGATTTCGACCCGATAATTGACGAGATCTCTCGTTTTCTTGCTGTGGAAGGTGCAGGAATCGCGTTTGGGATGGGCATTACCGGATTAGCTCAAAGGGTCGCTCGTAATCGAATTAAGAAAAATCTTAAAGAAACTCAGGCTGATTTAGAAGCCGGTCGACTTCCTGGAGAAGGTGAAAGACGTAGCGACGCTTTATTTAGTTTAGATACTGCTAAAGATATTGGCATTACGACATTAGGTGCAGCTAGTGGGGAAGCGGCTCTTAAATTTACAGCTTTATCTTTAGGAGCTATTCCAAAAACTGATGAAGAAGGTAATATCGTAGAGCCTGCAGTTCAACCAGAAATGACCTTTAGTCGAGCAGCAAAAGAATCTTATGCGTTGTTTCAAGCTGCGATGATAGGCGGAGTAGCTGGGGATGCAGTGCTTCGTAGTTTTGCATCAGCGTGGAAAACAATAACAGGAGTTCCTGTTGATAGCAGTGTAATGGATCAGCTTATTTTAGAGTCTAGAATTCTTGGCGATAAAATAAGAGGCACTGCTA